AGAAAAACAAGGCCACAGCGACATGGCTAAAATATTGAAGGAGCTATAATGGCAATAACATCAGCAATATGTACGAGTTTTAAACAAGAGTTGTTAGTCGGCACACATAACTTTACAGCGTCTAGTGGTAATTCATTTAAACTAGCTTTATACACTAGCTCTGCAACATTAGGTGCAGGCACAACAGCTTTTGTAACGACAGGGCAAGCAAGTGGCACAAACTATACCTCAGGAGGTTCAGCGTTGACTAGCGTAACGCCAACCACATCAGGTACGACAGCAGTATGCGACTTTGCAGATTTAACCTTTAGTAACGCTACTGTTACAGCAAGAGGGTGTTTAATCTATAACGACACACAATCAGATAAGGCTGTTGCAGCTATTGATTTTGGTGGAGATAAAACCTCAACCGCAGGAGATTTTACTATTGTGTTTCCTAGTGCCACTGCGACTGGCGCTATAATTAGGTTAGCTTAATGTCGCCTCATGCCGCTATCAAAACTTAATTTTAAGCCAGGTATAAACAAAGAGGAAACCGATTACTCAAACGAGGGTGGTTGGGTAGACGGTGATAAAATTCGTTTTAGGAAAGGCAGAGTAGAAAAGATAGGTGGCTGGGAAAAACTATCGTCTGATACACTAATAGGTTCAGCAAGAGCCTTACATTCTTGGATTTCTTTAGGTGGTAGCAAATTTCTAGGTATCGGCACAACCAACAAATATTACATAGAAGAAGGCGGGACTTACAACGATATAACTCCGGTCAGAAAAACCACTACAAACGCTGCCACTTTTGCAGCAACTAACGGCTCTTCGACTGTAACGGTAACTGATAGCTCGCATGGAGCAGTCAACGGTGACTTTGTAACTTTTTCAAGCGCTGTAAGTTTAGGTGGTAACATCACAGCCACTGTTTTAAACCAAGAATATCAAATCACTCTTGTTACAGGCACTAATACTTATGAAATTACCGCTAAAGATACCAGCGGCACCACAGTCACCGCAAATAGCAGCGATTCCGGCAACGGTGGTTCTAGCACTGATGCGATATATTTATTAAATTCTGGCTTAGATGTATTCGTGCCTTCTACTGGTTGGGGTGTTGGTGCATGGGGTGCTGGTGCGTGGGGTTCTGCAACAACTTTATCCGACATAAATAATTTAAGACTTTGGACGCATGACAATTTTGGTGAGGATTTAATAATTAATCCAAGAGGCGGTGGTATATTTAGATGGATTGAGAACGATGGTTTAAGCACTAGAGCTGTAAACTTAGCAACTACAAGTGGTGCTAATTTAGTGCCTACCGCGGCATTACAAGTTTTAACATCTGAGACAGACAGACATCTAATTGTTTTAGGAGCTGATCCAATAAGTAGTGGATCTAGAACGGGCACCTTAGATCCAATGCTAGTAGCATTTAGCGATCAAGAAAATCCATTACAGTTTGAGCCGTTAGCAACTAATACTGCTGGCTCATTAAGATTATCTGCTGGTTCTGTGATTGTCGGTGGTCTTAAGGCTAGACAAGAGATATTGATTTGGACAGATACATCGTTATATTCAATGAATTTTATAGGACCACCTCTAACTTTTGCAATTAATTTAATTAATGAGGGTGCTGGTTTAATCGGTCCTAAGGCCGCAGCAAATTCACCTAGAGGTGTATTTTATATGTCTAAGAAAGGTTTTTATTTTTACAATGGCTCAGTGCAAAAACTACCTTGCAGTGTGCAAGACTATGTATTTTCAGATCTCGATGAAACACAGGCTTTTAAATGTTTTGCTGGTTTAAATGAAGAGTTCTCCGAAGTTTGGTTTTTTTATCCATCCATAACCGATAATGAAACTGAAATATCGAGGTATGTTATTTATAACTATGAAGAGGGATCATGGAGCATAGGCTCTTTAGAGCGTTATAGTTGGCTAGCAGCAGGTGTTTTAGACAAACCCTTAGCTGCTGGTGAGGAAAGCTCTACAAAGCGCATTTATGAGCACGAGAAGGGGTTTAACAATGATGAAAGCGCTATGGATGGTGTTTTTGTTGAATCAGCCGACATAGATATAGCAGATGGCGACAGGTTTGTGTTTCTTAAACGCATTTTGCCAGATATTTTATTTGTCAATGACACAGGCACCAGTCAAAACGCTGCTATCAATGTGGTTGTCAAAAGGCGTGATTTTAACAATCAAACTTTATCCACAGATTCAACTACGCAAATTACTGCAAGCTCTACTTTTGGCTCACTGAGATCTAGAGCAAGACAGTTTGTATTAAGGTTTGAGTCCGATGATGACAATACCGATGCTAACAAGAAAAATTATAAGTGGAGGCTTGGTAGCACGAGAGTTGAGATTCAGCCATCAGGGCGTAGATAATGAGCAAACTTCTACCCACACAGTTGCCACTAGCTAGCGGTGACACGGTTTCAGCTGATACTTTCAATAGATTAATTAGAATATTGGAGATAAACCTTGGTTCTGTCGATCCAGACAGCATAAAGTCGTTTAACTCCACAGACCTTAGTGAGTTGCAATTTGCCACCGGTGCTATTATATTTAACTCAACGACAGAGGTTCACCAAGCCTTTGATGGAACGCAGTTTAGAAACCTGTATGAGCATCAAACTTATTTAACTGGTATCTCTGCAACGATGAGTATAGGAGCAGTAACGGTAAGTACACCATGATAAGCGAAAGACTGAAGCAAAGAATAGCAAATCTAACAGGCGACAGCGGTATGCAGGTTGTTGGCCCAACAGGAGCTCTTTCAAATTATGAGCCTAGATTGATTGATGGGCCTTTACCTGAGGGTATGGTTCCGAGTTTAACTCAAACTGCGGAGTTCAGAGATGTAAACCAAAATGGTATTGAAGATAGAGCCGAAGGTATCTATCGGCCAGAAGATTTAGTGCCAGAGAGCACCAGACCACAACTAACAGAAGCACAAAAAGAACTTCAAAGAAGATTTTATACTTTACCATCAGAAGGCGGTTTTCTTAACAGAAAGCGTAGCCTTAGTGGTATGTCGGCAGAAGACAAAGAAACTCTAGAGTCTTTGCTACAAAGAGCAGAGGAAGTGTCGATGGCTCCGTTAAGTGAAATTGCACAAGAACTTGCTATGCAGGGCGAAGGTGAAGATACACAACTTGCGCACTTACGACCTGGTGAAGTTGTGCTACCGCCAGAATTTTTTGAAGATGAAAAATTTGAAAGCGCAGTCGAGCGTAAATTTAAAGAATTTGATCTTAACCCTGAGCAAGCGATAGTAGGTACAGGAATAGCTAGCTTGAATCCAATGACAGGTTTAGAGCAGTTTGGATTTTTCAAAAAGATAGGTAAAAGTTTAAAGAAAATTGTAAAAAAAGTAGCACCAGTCGCTGCTTTTATACCCGGTGTTGGCACTGCATTAGGTGGTGTTTTAGGTGGTGTGGCAGGTAAGGTTGGCGGCGCTCTTGGACTTAAAGGAACTCTGGCTAAAAAAGTTTTAGGCGGTATTGGTGGACTTAACATACCAGGTATATCAAACATTGCAGGAGGCGCAGCTGGTGGTTTTGGCAGTTTAAAGGGTTTGGGTAGCCTTAGTGGTATGTTAAAAGGCGGTCCTCTTGAAGGACTATTAAATCAACAACAAGCTACAACAGATGAAATTATAGGCACCTCAGAAGGTAAGCCAATCACGAAAGCAGATATTAAAGACATGACGCAAGAACAGATAGCAAACATGCAACTGACGCCAGCTGCGGCGCAAGATAAAACCTTTATGCAACAATTAAGTGCTATGTTCTTACCACAAAGCGTTGAAGACGCTTTGGGCACGGGACCAGGCGGTGGTGGACTTGGTAGCTTGTTTGGCCAAGGACAAGGTCAAGATGGTGATGGTTTATTTGGTGGCAACTTTGGTGACGCTCTGAAAATGGGTGGCATTGGAGCCTTAGCTGCTGGACTAGGTAAATTAGCTTATGAAGATGCGAAAAAACAAACAGGTGTGCCTTTAACTCCACTTACAACCATGAGTCCTACCGGCAGATACAATATAGAAGCTGAGATTGCAAGAAGAATGGGAC